TATGGTTGAGGTTGGTGACACAGACTATCCTAAGACCTATATTGGCCACTCATTTAAATATATTCAAAGATGAATGACCCAAAAGTAGTTAGGGGACAAAATATGATAGCCTCTATAAAGGTAAGTGGCACATTTTACCCTGTATTTTGTGCTAAAAGCTGTTCCTTTGAAATGACTAATGAGATTATCAATAAGACCTCAGTCAATGATGGGTTATTTACTAAGAGAAGGGTAAGGAGGACTGAATGGTCAGGTTCAGCATCAGGAGTTCTTGTAACTAATAATGATGGGGATAGATTTAGCCCTTTCTATTTATTACAAGACTCTGTAAGAAGGTCATCAAGGACTTGGCAGTTTGAGTTTACTAACTTAGATGGTGACATCAAGACAATAGAAGGGGATGCCTTAATACAAAATTTACCTATTAGTGGTGATGTGCAGAGCTTTGTGCAATGTACTGTTAATATTATAGGGACAGGAGCTTTTTCAATAGATGTAAGCTCATCCTCAATAGTATCTGATGAGAATGTAGATTCTGACTATTGGTCAACTACAGCAGGAGCAAATAGTATTAGTGGGTTAAGTGTTGATGGTAAATCTTTACAAGGTAAGACAATACTTGCCATAGCAAGAGAAGGGACAGTTTATGACCCTATTACCTCAGGCTCTCCAACCAATAGAATAGCTTTATTTAATAGTGCTACAGGTACTATTACTTTTGACTCAAATATACCTTTTAATCCAAGCGAGACTGTTTGGGCAATGTGGAAAGATTAATGACAATTGAACAAACATATTACCCAAGTCCAGGACTTAATGAAATTTACGATGCTTCTATAGCATATGTTAAAATATTGATGGTAGCAAGAAGTGGGCAAGTACATACTGAGACAGACATTGATGCCACTTTAGTTAGTGGTGGTTTGTTTTATATGTATAACTTTTCAGAGGGTAGTATAATGTTCAATCCAAATAATCCTTTTTTAAGTGGTGAATCAGTAAATATCATATATGATCCGAATATTTAAACTAATCATTTTGCTTGTCATTAGCCAGGTTGCTTTTGGACAAGCCCCAAGTAATTACACAAACATAAATGGCAGATATCGGTGGATAGCTGGTATGTTTGACTCTACTTTTCACATCCCTAAAGGTGCAACTCCTAGTCTAAGAACTGGAGGTTCTACAAATGCTGGGGCTGTATTTTATAATACCTCTGATTCAAGTGTTTACACTTATACAGGCACACAATGGATAAAGTTAAGAGGTACTATTATAGATACTACTTCTTTATCTAATAGAATAAACCTAAAGCTAAATATCTCAGATACAGCTTCTATGTTGTCTCCTTATTTGCGTAAGGTTGACACCACTAACAAGTTTGTTACTCAAGTCTATAAAAAGAATGGGTCTGATTCTGTCTTTTATGTAAAAGGTGGAGTTCATACTTGGGCTTTTAATGATAGTACAGGCTCTCCAGGTGGTGGCGGTGGTGGTAAAATCTACTACTTTAATGGAGGAGTCTCAATGGGTACTTTTGGAGGTTTTACTATGTATGAGCTGGGTGATACTGCCAACACAGGTACAGCCGCCAACTTTACAAGAGCAACTACAGGTAACATTGCTAACTTCATTACTGATCCTGGAAAGCCAGGACTTTTACAAATACCTGCTGGTGTTTGGAGTATTGATGCTTATTTGAGTGAAACAGGTGGTGGCTCTAATAATGCCGAGATTTATGTGCAAGTTGAAAAGTGGGATGGTTCTACTATTACAACTATAGCAACATCACCAATTGAGCAGATAACAAATGGAAGTGTTATCGATTTATATAGTTGGTCTGTATCTATTCCTACTACTGCTTTAGCGGTCACAGATCGGATTATAATTCAGTTTTATATCCAAAACACAAACGGTAAGACAGTAACCCTATACACTCAGAATGGGTATGTAGGTGAGGTCCATACAACCTTTACTACAGGTATTGGGGCAATAAACGGACTTACTGCTCCTGCTCAGTATTTGGTTACAGGGACATCGGGAACAGATTTTAATATCAACTCAGCAACGGCAACACATACTTTTAACTTACCTACTGCCTCATCTACTAACAGGGGTGCTTTAAGTTCTACTGATTGGACTACATTTAACAACAAAGGTTCTGTTAGTTCGGTAGCAACAAACACAGCCACAGGTATCACAGGGGGTACAATAACAACTACTGGAACCCTCGCAATAGATACTCTTTTGATCAGCACAAGAGCTTGGAGACAAAAAGGTGTAGACTCCGTTGCTTCTCTAATTAATACAAGAGTTTCCGGTACTACCAACTATATCCCCAAGTTTACAAGTTCAAGTGCAATAGGAAATAGTGTTATTTATGAGGCTTCGGGAAGTATTGGTATTAATAGTACAAGTCCTACTGTTATAAGTGGCTTTACTACTTTATCGGTAAATAATGCAACACAAGGTGGAATGTTTGAAACAATGTACAACGGAACACCTTATGGAAGATTTTTTGCCGCAGGTGGTGCTGGATATGTAGGATTGTTATCGGTAGCAAATGTTCCCTTATTATTTGGAGTTAATGATACCGAGCAAATGCGTCTTACCTCTACTGGCTTGGGAATAGGCACAAGCAGTAACACAGAGGCAGCAAAATTAAATGTTCAAGGCGGTTATATCTTTCTTAAAGAAACTGGCGGTGGAGATATTTATTTTAGGTCTGGCTATGGTGGTTCCAATCCAGCTATACAAGTTACAAGTGCAAGTCCTTTATTGTTTTTAACAAGCAATGTGGAGAGAATGCGTTTAGATGCCTCTGGTAATTTAGGAATAGGCACTTCTTCCCCAGCATATAAGTTGGATGTAAATGGTAATGCACACATAGGAACTGGAGATTCAAGATTAATTATTGGGGATGTTGCATCTGCAAACACAGAGAGTGTTATTTGGTTAAGAACAGGAAGTGGAAAATATGCTTATAGTATAGCAGCACAATCATTAGCAGATGAATCATTAACTATTGCACGTTCAACAACACAAGGGGGAACAACATTTACAACGGCAAGTTTAACTCTTAATTCATCTGGTAATTTAGGACTAGGAGTAACACCAAGTGCGTGGACATCAGTACATAAAGTTATTCAATTTGGCGCAGTAGGTTCTATTGAAACAGATAACGATGCAGTTGCTTTAAGTAATAATAGATACTTTGATGGAACAAATAGATATACTACTAACGACTTTGCAAGTATTTTTGTACAAGCAAATGGTCAGCACATTTGGTACACAGCCCCTTCAGGAACGGCAGGTAATGCCATATCCTTTACACAAGCTATGACCTTGGATGCTTCGGGAAATCTTGCTTTAGGAACTACTGCATCATTAAGTTCTGCGGCTAATCGTGTTGATTTAACGATAAATGGTTCTTCAACTTCGATGCTAACTTTTGGTGTCAATGGAACAAGAAGGGCATATTTAATTTCTAATGGTACAGATTTAACTTTAAGCAATACTGTTTCTGGTGCTACTATATTTTCAACCAATGACACCGAGCGAATGAGAATAACAAGTTCTGGCAACGTAGGGATAGGTACAACTAATCCAGAGGAGTTGTTAGAATTATCTTCAAGCAATACTACTGGAGGGCAACTTTTAATGGAGAGTACTGGTTCTGCTACGGATAGTTATGCAGGAATGAGATTTAAGATTGCTGGGGGAAGTGATGGCGGTTATGAAAAAGCAGGAATTTTTGCAATAAGAGGTTCGGGAGGTTTTAATGATTTGTCTTTGATATTTGCTACAAACACAGCAGCGGATGCAACAAATGTGACAAGTGCTAATGAGAGAATGAGAATTACAGGTGCTGGCAACGTAGGTATAGGTACAACTTCCCCAAGCGAAAAATTAGATATTTCAGGAACAGGAGATGTAAAAGCAATAGTACAAACTACATCATCAGGTTCAGGAGCAAATACTGCTCTTGGTGTAAAAACTGCGGCTGATGGAAATTGGTTAATTCAAACAGGTAATGCTATTTCAAGTGGATTAAGATTTTATGATGTAACCAATAGTGCGGAGCGAATGAGAATAACAAGTGGGGGGGATGTATTAATAGGCTTAACATCTGGTGCAAGATTATCGGTTAGAGATGCTGGAGGGAATGACACACATTTTGGTTTAGGAGCAAATTATGATAATTATATTACTGCAGGTTCAAGTGGTGTAACTATATTTAGAAATGCTACTACCGAAAGAATGAGAATAACAAGTGGGGGAGAATTACTAATAAATACCACAAGTGATGCAGGGGATTACAAACTGCAAGTGAATGGGAATACTTTAACAAGTGGCTCGATAACAACTGCAGCACCTACTGGTGGAACAGCAAAGCCGTGGAAATTAGGAGAAGCAGGAGTTTCTGTAGGTGGTGCTAATACTACAGCAGTAAAAGTAGAAATTGATGGGGTTGTTTATTACCTACTAACAGCTTATCTCCCTGAGCCTGCTCCTGAATCAGCACCTAAACCTAAACCTGAAGGATAATATTAAAAATCAAAATCAAATAAAAATGGCAATTAATTACAATTGGGTAATATCCCAGTTAGAGTGCAAAGCACAAGATGGTGACCTTACAGATGTAGTGTTTATAATACACTACCGTTATCAAGCAAATGAAACCGATGGAGACAAATCTTATTTTGCAGAGGTTTATAGTACAGTAAGTTGTCCTAACCCTGATCCTGAGCATTTTACAGCTTATGCTGACTTAACTCAGGCACAAGTAGAGGGATGGCTTACAAATCTTTTGGATGTTCCTGCTATGCAAACTAATTTAGCAACACAAATAGCTGACCAAAAGAACCCTCCAATCGTTACACCTCCACTACCCTGGAACTAAACAATTAAAATATGAAAAAGCTACTATTAATTGCAGCAATCGGACTTATGTCCTTTACCACTCAGGAGCCTAAGACTTACACTATTGTCCTAACAGCAGAAGAAACACAAATTGTATTCGCTGCTTTAGGTGAGTTACCAGCTAAGACTACTGAAGGTATTAGAGCAAAGATTGCTCAACAAGTAACAGAACAAAACAAAAAGTAATGAATTGGGAGATGTTTGTCATTGGTCAGGCTTTAGTGCTTGCTGGTGCTATGATTAAAATTTGGAATGATAGCGAGGTTAAGATAGCTCGCCTCCAAGAAAGGCTAACAAGTGCAGAGGATAAGGATGCTACTCTATTCAAAAAGTTGGATCACATCTCTGCTCAATTAACAGACCTAAGTATTCAATTATCAAAAAAACAAGACAAATGAGTAACTTTTTAAATCTTAATGTTGATGACCTTGTAAAAGGTTTTATTGTGGCTTTTTTATCTACAGCCTTAACAGGGGTTGTTTCTACTTTAGACTCAGGGGTTTTACCAACCTTAGTTGAGTTAAAGACTGCTGCAATTGTAGGATTGACAGCCGGAATCTCATACCTTTTAAAAAATCTTTTGACTAATAGTCAAGGGGTTGTGCTTAAAAAGGATTAATGAGGCTCCTTATTTTTTTAGTGGTTTTAGCCACTTTTAGCTGCAATCCTGGTAAGCAGCTCACTAAGGCAGAGGCTCGCTTGGCTCAAGCTGGGCGGCTTCCTGCTATTTGCTCTGAGAGGTTTCCTGTAAGAGATACAACCTTTATTAAAGACACTATTGTCAAAATAGATACTTTTCTTAGTGGTGAGTATATTTTTGACACACTAAGAGTTAATGATACACTTTACCAAATTGAGTATAAACCCTTAGAAATTATTAAGACAAAAACACTTACTAAGGTAGTCAAGGTAGAGAATAGCGCTAAGGTAGAGGCTTTAAGTATCCGTGTGAGTCAATTAGAGGCTAATAGAGGGGCTTTAATATCAGAATTGGCAGATTATAAGGATAAGGCTAAATACCGCTTAAATTGGCTTATTTTACTTATTTGTGGCATATTAGGGTTTACCATTAGAAAACCTTTAATTAGTTTTGTCAAATGGCACTTAGCACCATACAAAAATTTGAAGGGTTAAAACTAACAGCATACCAAGACTCAGTCGGAATTTGGACCATAGGTTTTGGTAACATATTTAACCTTGACACAGGCAAACCCATTAAGCAAGGGGATGTCATCACACAGGAGACAGCAGACAGATGGCTTAAAATAGAAGTTGATCAGTTACAGGCCAAATTGCAAAAGGTCATAACTGTTCCCTTAACTGATAACCAATTAACAGCAATAACATCATTAGTCTATAACATAGGCTTTGGGGCTTTTAAAAGGTCAACCCTTTTAAGGTTATTGAATGCAGGGGCATCTAAAGAAGAAGTTGCCAAACAGTTTCTCAGATGGAATAAAGCAGGAGGTAAGGAAATAAAAGGCCTTACAAATCGTAGACAAGCAGAATATAAGTTATTTATAAAATAATTTTGTGATGAGAGTTTTACTATTAATTTTAGCATTCAATTCATCAGCCTGCACCATTCAGAAAGTTTATACTGATGGTAAAGTAGTAAAGGACTCACTAAAGGTTAAGGTCGCTGGCTTTGAGATTAAAAAAGCTAACTAATGACCAAAATTTCTGTTGTTCGGGAATACCGTGATCGGTATCCTGACTTCCCTAATTTAAAATTGGCACGGATTATTTATGCCGAAAACAAGCAACTGTATCCATCAGTAGAAGCAATCCGTACAGTTATAAGAGCCATACAAGGGCAAAATGGTTCTAAAGAAGGAACAGTAAAAACACACAAGCAAGGTCCTAGACCTTACAATCCTTACAAACTTCCTGAGTCAGATGAGTCAACCTTTGAGCCGTATATAATCAAAGCTAAAAGGATATTAGGCTTATTTGATATACACGCGCCTTATCACTCTATTGGAGCAGTAACAGCAGCCTTAGACTATGCTAAAAAGGAGAAACCTGATGCAGTTGTTCTCGGTGGTGATTTATTTGATTTTCACGGTCTGAGTAGGTTTTTAAGAGACCCAAGAAAAAAAGACTTTGCTACTGAGTTGTCTATAGGTTGTCAGGTTATAGAGGTCATTCAAAAGACTTTAAACTGTCAGATATACTTTAAGTTCGGTAACCACGATGAAAGGTATCAGCATTACTTATGGCAAAAGTTAGGTGAATTAAATGGAGTAGAGGACTTTGAATTAGAGAATCTAATTAAGAAAAGAGTCCCAGGTGTTAAATTTATCACCGATAAAAGGATAATTAAGGCTAATGATTTAAATATAGTTCACGGTCACGAATTTGCCTCCTCTATTATCAGTCCAGTAAACATAGCAAGAGGTCTTTATTTAAGAGCTAAGGCTAACACAATATGTGGCCACCATCATAGAAGTAGTGAGCATACTGAGCAAAACATAGAGGGTAAGATAGTTACAACTTGGTCTGTAGGGTGCCTTTCAGAGCTTCATCCACAATATATGCCTATTAATAGTTGGAATCACGGTTTTTGTATGGTAGATTTACACGGTTCCAAAGAATTTGAGGTTCGTAATAAAAGAATCTGGAAAGGTCAAATCTTATGAGTCATAAAAATACACCCATCGTGAAAAAGAAGTTAGTAGAGCTGCTAAAGGAGTTACCTGTTATAGAAAGACTAAACATATTAGAGCCACTTTGTGAAGTATATAGAGCTGAATCAAGGAAAGAAATTGAAAAAGATGTAAGAGAATGGACAAAGAAGAAAGGGCTACCGAGGATCAAAACGGACTATTAGTATTAAGTCCTTACGAAGATATCCAAGCGGCTTTACAGGCTGTTGGGGTTATAGAAGATTTGGACCCTGTCCTAATGGATAGTCAGCAGGCTGAAATGATAAGACAGATAAGGTTAATGTCTTTAAAAATTACTTATCAAGCCCTTTGGGAAATATACCAAGCCAATCTATATGCCACCGAAAATAACCAACCCACACACAGTTGAACATAGAAAGCTAGGAAGGGAACAGGCTTGGGGCATAGCTTGGATGACAGAAAATAAGATTAGTATAGATCAAACCCTTACAGGATATAGATATCTTTTATACTTATTACACGAACATTTCCATTTGAAGCATCCAGATTGGTCTGAGACTAAGGTAAGAAAAGAATCATCTAAGACTGCCCGATTCTTGTGGCAAATGGGCTTTAGATTAGTAGAGTTAAAATAAGTTTCCTATTACATACATATTTCTGCAAAGCTCAATCTTTTGTTCTTTAGTATAATCAGGAAATAGTTTATTAATCTCATCCCATAAACCCTTTTTTTCTTCTTTTGACAATGTTTCAATAGGTAAAAAGTCATTATAAATGGCTTTTATGCATTCCTTAATAGTATAAGATTTAAGGCTCATTTTAAGGATTAATACAAAATTCTCATATGACTCCTTGGCAATCCTTATATGCAGGCTAATTACCTCATAATACAAAGCTCTACTCTTGGTCATCATACCAATTTTTAATGTAACACAAAACATATCCAAATATGGTTCCTAAAAAGAATACTGTAGGTATCATAGTCTTATTATCATTTGGTTTAGCCAGGTAAAGTCTTTGCCTATATTAGTCATAAAATCAAAGGTTAGCATAACACATCCACATCTACATTTGTAGTTATCTTCGCCATAAGCATCTCTAAGTATCTGAATATCCTCTTTTGTGAAGGTTCTGAGCAGTTTTTGGCCTTTCATAAAGTCATACCACTTACCCATATCTTCAAACTTTACAGACTCAAATTTGGACTGATATTGCTTTAAAAGGTGGTCCAGCTTCTCTAATTCTGTGGTAGGTTCTTTAATAAGTTTTGGCTCTCTATAGCCTGTATCTGTCTTTTGTAAGTTATGCCTGTCTTTATTGTTCATTGCCCATCTGTTTAATCTCCTACCTAAGTCCCAGGTCTTTTCTTGTTCATACCTCATTTTAGTATTGGACTTATTAGGTTCTGACCAATAATCATAGAACTCTTGTTTCATTTGAGGACTAAAAGAGAACGGTTCCAACTCTCTCTTAAAGTCTGCTGCTCTCATTTCAATACTTTTCATAGTGTGATGTTTGCATATCCCCTCTATATCCAGTCAAGTTAGGGTTAAGCCTTTTTATAGATTTTAACCAAAACTATAACCAAATTAAAGGGAAAATATAAAAGACTTTTTTTTAATCGGTAATTTAATCGTTAACCATTAGGGTTTCCCTTTCACACAGTACCCATTTGTTCCTCTGCATCCAGTAGGCAGGTTATCACGCAAAATTATCTAACTTGACTGTCAAGAGTTGTCAGGGGTAGACATTGCTCTTACTTGCTTGCGTAACGTATCAAAATGAACTGTCAGCTTATTATTTGTCAGCCCTATCTGACTGGGTAAAAGCTGGGTAAAAACCTAAAATAAAAAACCTGCAGAGGATTGGCACTCGCAGCCGCACCCCTACAGGTTAGTATATCTTTCTAAACAAAGCAGCAATAGCTGGCGAGTCTTTGTCATTACAAATATAAGAAATTAATTTGACACTTCCAAATGAACTTTACCACAATGATCAATAAAGGCAATATTTGTATAACTTAATATCCTTTTTAATTTCATAGATATACCCAAATCAGATGCTAAGTCAATGACTTTCAAATAGTAAGGGTAAAACTTACTATCTTCAGTTTCTATATAAAACTCAATTCTTTTTCTATAAATACTCATTGTAGAATGGTCTTTATATCCTACTAACGGTGCTATCTGAGTTAACTTTAATGGACAGTGCATATACAAAAAGTAACTGAGTGCCATTCTTATTTCAGCAAGTCTTACTAATTGACCATCTGAGTTTTTACATATTTTAAAGTGATTAGATTTACTCATTGCAGTCATTTGTTCGTGATTAATTTTATAATGTTCACAAACTTTATCTATTAGTTGTATTGCTTGGTCTTTGGTGTTCATATTGTTGTATTGCTTTAAATATTTGATAAACTACTTGTGGGACTATTGCGTTGCCTCCTGCTTTGAGTGATTCCTTTCGCCATTTAGAAAAGGTAATAGAGTCCAATCTGTCGGAAAGCCCATCATCTCCATTACAAATTGGGGAGACAGTTGGCCACTCATCCCAGTTCGTAATGCTATTTCTCTTGGAACTGAACTTTGATTGTTTATTGCTTTTTCCGCTAATTTCTCGGCATTTCCTGTGTCCTTCCAATCTCTCGCATTTGGGGTTGGTAGCAATTGAACTAATCTGGCTAACCCCACACTCCCGTCTGTTCCCCTTTGATTTATCTTTCTTGGTAAACCCGATGTCATTTTGTATGTATCGTTTTTTCCAATTATTGCTCCAGTTGTTGCATCCGATGAAACTGGTGTTGGTAACAATCCCATTGCCATTGCTCTTGTTAATGTTACTGAGTGCATCGACCCCTCCTTGACCTGACTTGATTTCATTGTTGCTGTAGCGTTGGTTGAGTCCATTGTTGTTGGTGTAGGCAACAAACCAAACTCTGTCCCTTCGGTGGGGAGCATTGACGGAAACAGCTGGCAATACATACGGCCATACTTCGTACCCTTCAGCTTCCAAGTCAGTTTGCACTTCGTGGAATACCAACCCTTCATTCCAATTAACAAGGCCGAGAACATTCTCGCCAATGACCCATCTGGGCTTAACTTCTCTAATGACTCTAAGCATTTCTGGCCAGAGGTGGCGGTCATCTTCTTTACCAAGTCTTTTTCCTGCCATTGAGTAGGGTTGGCAAGGGAATCCTCCGGTAAGAACATCAATTTGGTTTGCATACTTTGTAAAATCTGATTTTGTTATGTCAGTAAATAATTCTGATTCGGGCCAATAGTATTTAAGGACTTTTTGACCAAACTCGTTCCATTCGCAATGAAACTTATTCTCCCAACCCATCCATTCTGCTGCTAGGTCAAAGCCTCCAATACCACTAAATAATGATCCGTGTGTCATTTAGATAGTTTATAAGCTGCAAAAGTTTTGTTTTTTACTGTGACATAGTCGGTCCAAATAGTATGACCTTGATTCCTTAAATCTGCTATCCTAGCGGCTAACCTAAAACAACCAAACATTTTAAGTGCTTGTAAGGCAGTTAATTTTTTACCTGTCTTTAAATAATTGTAGATTTTTTGAGTCTGTGTCATCTTTGATTTTTTTGTGGTGAATAGAGGTGGGTTAATATTTCAAATGTGTAGTCAAAGCCGTGCCTTTCTAGCTTTTCGCAAACCCATTCAAAGTCCTCCTCTAAATGGTGTATTGCGTGCTGAGGAAAGAGGGTTGTCCTAATTATAGGGTCCTTTTTAGATACAATTCCAATGTACTGGTTGCCCCATTTAAAACGGTAGGTAGTTATCAGTTCCATTAGTTTTAGAATTTAACGTGTAAGTTTTAATTATGTGGTTTAGTGTAGTCCTATCCCATTTACAAACATCATTTCTCATCCTTTCTAATTGCTCTACCTTTTTAATACCTATTTTCTTAATAAGGTTTTTTCTGTACCCAATTAAATGAAATTCATCAAAGCCATTGCATCTTATACATTCCCCATTTACATTGTTTTCATTAAATCTAAGTGCAGAGCCTCCTTTTACTGGGACATAGTGACCAGCATTCATTTGATCTATAGGCAAAGTCCTAAAACAAGCTATGCAAGTAAAATACCCTTCTTTAGAGTCTCTGGCTCTTATCCAAGCATTAAAAACCTTTTGCGCTTTTGCTAATAGTTTTGGTAATGTTATAGCTTTACTTTTATCTTTTTTGGGTAAAGGCATAAGTTTACAAATTTAATTCTGCTTTTTTATAGGATATAATAGTTCTTATTCCATCTAATTGGTGTGTAGCTGCTGCATTTATTCGGTCAGCCCAGTTGACTAAATAGTTTATATTTTTAGCTCCAGTACCTACAAACTTATTAACTAAGCTAGGAGATAGTTTTTTATCTAACTCTTGGTCCATAGCTTGTAATAATCCTTTATTAACTAT